GCTAATCCCAAAACCCATTTCCCTAACCATTTTCAGGAACAACTATGGTCTCCAAGAAATCCATCATTCGACCTTCAAACTTCATCCTACCTAGATGTAACATATCAATAGTAGGATCAACCCAAACACTGCCGCCAATATCCTGCCAGTATCTACAGAAACCATAATCTTCTGACAGGAACCTTCCAGTTTCATTGTCAATATAAGAATTAAAGAAAGCGTATGTCCAGTTCATTTCTTCCCTACTCAAAGAACCAGTATCATCTTTAAACTTCAGATGCGGATACTCCTTAATCATCTTCTCAATAACTTCCCGCTTGATAAGCATGAAACCAGTTCCAGCATCATAAATATTCATAGCACCATTATCAACGACAACAGTGCCTCTCTTATCTTGAACTGGATTAACGACATATCTAAGACTCTTAGTCATTAACTTTTCAGTAGGAGTTTTCTCGTTTACTAACTGTTCGACTTTATTCCAGTTTATTTTTTTAATCGGATAAGATCCTGTAACAATGTCTTTATCGTGCCACAACAACTTTATGACATCCTCATAATCAAAACCAATATCGGCATCAATAAACATTATGTGAGTAAACTCAGGGTTAGCCATGAACTTAGCAATTAGATTGTTCCTGGCCCTGCTGATCAGAGAGTCTGTAATTGTGCTAATTGCAAAATGTAGATTTGCGTCCTTGAACCCCATCGCCATCCTTATACAAGACATGAAGAAAGGCTCAGTAACTTGTTGATCGTAACAAGGTACAGCAATCATTGGATACCAACTCTTTATTTGACTATTGGTAATCTCAATTTTTTGGGAGGTGTGCTCTAGCATTCCGAAATTATAGCAAAAAAAAACCCCGACCCTGACGGGTCGGGGCAAAAACCTTTCGGTTTTTATTAGGTTTATCAGGAAGCGTCAGCGGTGCGCTTGTTGCTAGCCTTTACACCAGCATCAGATGCCGAAACACCAGTAGCAACCTTGGCGGAACCAGTTGCGCTAGTAGCCTTGAAGTAAAGCTTGTTCTCATTCTTGTCAAAACGAATGATAACCTTGTAACCCAACTTCTTAGCCTGCGCACGAATACGCTGTTGCATTGAGTTGTAGGCATTGCCCGACTCAACATTGTCAATGCAGAAACGCTCGCCCTTAGTAGCGGAGTCAGTTAAGGCATCAACAATTGCTTGAAGTTCCTCAGAAACACGGCCCTCACGGGTGATCTCTGGGAAATGGTCTACCTTTGAAATGCTGAACATTATGCTCTCCTATTGTCTACTAGCGACGACCGCCTATCGGTCGTTCTCCCTAGTGACCACTACTCTATCGTCTCCCGACAGGAAACAATGCAGCATCAATAAGATTTCAAAAAAAGATCTCAAGCCTCATCTTAGGGTACGATCAATACTTACTTAAAATCTGTGTCGGAATCTTCATGGGAATGATCATGGGAGTGGTCACCAATATCCCCACCAAGTTCCTTGATCACAGCAATCATCTTATCTATGACAGATTGCTTGACAAGTAAGTCGAGACGTAGCGACGCATTTTCTTGAGCCAAAGTGGAGATAATTGACTGAGGGTCAACCGCAGTCAATTCCTGAAGATTTATAGATTTTCTAGCCATAGGGAACCTTCTTTCTTATCAAAGTCATTTACGAACTCACCAGTCTCAGGACTAAATTTTCTTACCGTCCCAAACTCAGGCATATCTTCATCGAATTCGTATTCTCTATCAGGATACATTATTTCGATGTCCATTTCTTCCGTTATCGCAATATTTTTTACACACGATGCGGTGGCCCCAGCAAGAGCGTCAGCCAAGTCTTTAGACCCAGTAGCAGGGTGATCAATCTTATTATTACCAAACAGCCTTAGCTTAAGTAGTTCTTCTTCGACAAGGATCTCATTCCAATACCCGCGTAATCTTGTATCGTAAATAGCAGTCAACAGCGTGTCATAATCAGCCTTCTTTACGCTGTGGAAGTCTGCATTGATACCTTGAGCTCTTAATGACTGGATCATCTCAACAGACTGCCAGCGGTCAAACGTAACGAGAGCAACATCAAACTTTCTACACAGATCAACAATCATCTGCCTGATGGAAGCAAAGTTGATCTCATTACCAACAGTAGCCTCCCAAGAATAAACGAGGTCCATATTTACCACCGGTAAAGTTTCAACACCCATAGATGTCTGTATCTCTTTCATTCCAGGGCTATGTACCATACAAAGAGCAGCCCTATCTCGCTTCAAAGCAAGGTCCACATGAATGAATCTTGTTCGACCATCAGAGCCAGTAAACCATTTTTTAAATGAAGAATCATCCTCATCTATCGGGCTATCTGAATAGTTGAAAGCTTTCCTTACAAGATCGGGATCACGGAAGTATGCGTCTTCCATGTTAGGAGGTTCACACTCAAACCTAGCCCTAGCCTCAATCGGATTGCGAATATATTCCGACTCCAACTGCTCACGTTCAATTGTCGGATTAACCTCCCATGTGGCAGCTTTGATTGTCCAAGTCTTAGGCTCGTTTTTCTCATTCGCATTGATAAATCTTGTCTGAATAAAGTCACCCTTATAACGCGGGAATGAAAGAAGAATAACTTTACCGACTTCTGGGAAACGTGACATAACAGACAACTTGCTCATATTATAAATCGCTGACGCGGAACCCTTGGACCTAACTTCTCCTCGTAATTCCGCATCAGTCTTGAATGCTGCAATTTCGTCAAGAATTACGGTCAATACTTCATAACCTTCCCAACCCTCACTTTCAGAGTGACCAGAGAAACATCTCACAGGTCTAGAGAAGAAAAAGATCTCAGAAACTCTGGGTTCAAATCCAACCTCATTAAAGAAAGGCGACGACAGCAGTAAGTTCTTCAATGGCTCAAAGAACACCCTCTGCGCCTGCTGAGCGTTCACAGCGAGGTTCAAGAGGTCAATATAGACACCGTTCGCCTTACCAAAATATGAAAGCGGGTCCCTTAGACAATGAAGCAAGTACGCGGTATAAGCGATTGAAATGCGAGCACAGTGATCCTTACCGCTACCCTTTCCTAACATGCAGATGACTTCATTGTCTGTGTACTTCTTGTACCACTCAGAACCCTCCTCCTCGCCATAAAGCTTCTGAAGAGTCTTCTCCTTAAAAATCTGAGTGCTGTGACGTACAATCTCTAACTGAATAGGAGATAGTTCTGGAAGACCAAGATACTTACGATCCTGCACGAATGTCTGAATAGATACAGGTTCTTCTTCTAGTTCTTCTTGTTTAAGAAGTCTATCGAAGTCTTTTAATTCTAGATTAATACCAAAGATGTCTGACATTTTTCCTCGTAATTAATTTTTAAAACTTTATTTAAGAACTTTCCTACGAACGTTCAAGTCAGTACTTCTCGACCACTACAACTTCTTCTTCGACTTCTGTCTCAGACATGATTTCAAAAGCAACAGCAAGTTCCTTACGAACTTCTTCGGCAATATCTGGATACTTAGAAATAACGTCTCTTAGAACCTTCGATAAAATCTGATTGACATTCTCTGCCTTCTGCATCCTTTGGATGTAGTCAGCATCAGCATTGTTACCACCAACCATCAACTTATGAAGTTGTGCTTTCTTGGTGGCAATGTCCCCCGCAAGTTTTAAAGCCTGAATTCTCTGGGCGACCATGCCGTGATCAGTTGCAATAGAAACAGTTTCCCAAGCCTCTTTGCTGATCTGATCGAACTCATCAAGAGCCTTAATTGTATTGTACTGTAACTTCTCTAGAAAATAAGGATCTCTATCAGCCTGGTCTTGAACGATCTTCTTGTACTCAGCAACGTACTCCTTAGCCTTAGAAGATGGTATAGAAAGAAGAGAAGCAATCTCATGATTGCTATAGCCCTTTACATGCAAGATTCCTGCTTCTTGAATATCTCTTACCTTGTCAAGAATAGAAGTTTCTTTTACCGGCTCAATATTTGACACAGACGCTCCTTGTAGTCAAGAATTACTTTATCCCAAGAATAATCCTTATGAATAATTTTAGCAGACTTCATAGTCTTTTGCTTGACCTCAGAGTAATTATCTACAACGTATTTCATCTTATCACACAAATCATCAAAGTCTGGGTAAGCCCACCTGCCGCCAGAATAAATTCCAAATGTTCCTTCAGACGACCAAGTGTAATTCAAAGGTACGGACATTTCAGCATACTCAGTACACGCGGTAGCATTGGTGCATATTGTAGGTGTACCGCAGGCTATTGCATTAAAAGGTATCATGCCCCAACCCTCACCCATTGTCGGGTAAATTAAACAGTCAGTCTTCCTGTAAAGATCAGCAAGTTCTTCTTCAGTCATCTCATAATCAATAACATCTATTCTTGGATGTTGACTTATCGCCCCCAAGTTCATATTGCCACTACGCAGGCGTGCATCAGGAGGGCCAAGAGATTTAATAATCAACCTATAACCAGGGGTATTGCCAAAAGTTTTTACAAAAGCATCAACTGCCATTTGAGTGTTTTTTCTTGATGAAGGACTTCCTACATGAGTGAAAATAAAATCTTTATCCGAAGCAGTTTCAAAACTCGGATAGAAAATATTGGTCTCAACACCAAGCTTGAACGAATGAACATTGCCATGTCCCGTATTTTCTTCAAAGACTTTTCTAGCCCAACTAGATGTAGTCCATACTTCATCACACTCATTAAGTCTTGGAACCCAAGACGATGGTAAAGTGTCAGTTTCCCAATAAGAAAATCCTATATTGTAACCAAGTCCACGCTTAAAATCTACTGGCAAACAGTTGTTAATTAAAATATCAACCTCAGTGCAATGATATGTTGATTGTGTAAAAAGACCATCTTTAAGCGTTATCAAAACATCTTGCTCAATATACTCGGGATGCAAAATATCCTCTGGCTCAAAGAGTGGTAGACCCAACTTTTTGAGACCAGAGGATATTCTGTATGAAGCATAACCGTAGCCGTCAGCCTTGCTCTTCGACAGTGCTCTCCAGCATATTTTGCTTCTCATTATCTTCAACTACTTTATAGATAGTAAAAGATTCGTTCTCAGAAAACTTTTCTAAGTTTTCTTTGACAATCTTTATTTGCATCAAACCCCCTCTCAAAAGATCGGTGACAATAGGTTCAGCAAAGGAATACTATCACAAACTATTAAGATTTGTAGGAGATATTGCGTTTTTATAAAAATTATTCTTCTTCGAAAGAAAGCTTCTTTCCAATCGAAACAGCCTGTTCGTTTAAGTAAGCATAATCATAGCCATGCTCCTTGGTGTACTGTACCCTATAATTAAACCAACCAGGCAAGGCTCTCCAGAACTTGTCATCAGTATCCTTTGCAAGTTCATCAAGTTCCTCATCGGTCAGCAAGAAGGAAAGAACACCTAGGGGCATATAGACAACCATATCGTATGTTTCACTTTTACCTAGAGTATATTCCTTGAGAAGATCTTGGAAAGCAGTAATTATTTTACGTACACCCTCGCCAGCAAAGTAGTCAATTTCTCCATGAGGGTTTCTAATGCGAGGACAGTAGTCATCAACTGTTGAGACGGTACCGAACGTCCTGCACACCATCGGCCTATAACCATAGATTGTGCATCCGTTCTTAAAGAATACGCACTTCCTTTTAGTCTCACCACCAAGTTCCCAATCCTCATCATACATGGCTTCCTTTAGACCATCGACAATACCGTTCATCCACTCATCAGCAAAGTCCATACCCTTATCTTCCATGTAAAGATAATATTGCTGACGGAGACTGAACGCAATGTTGGCGCACTCTGCCAT